ATGGCAAACGAACCGAGTACGACGACCATCACCGTCTTCACCCGTCACGGCACCAACAAGGGCGTCAAGTGTCCCAAGACTGATCCGCAGTGGAAGCGCTGCAATTGCCGCAAGTCGCTCTACATTTACGAGGGGGGCAAGACGACGTTCGTGTCCGCCAAGACTAGGTCGTGGGAGGAGGCAGAGAAGTTCGCCCAGCATGAGCGTGACCGACGCGATCCAATCAAGAAACGCCTGCTGGAAATTGAGGAGCAAGAGGCTCAAAAGGTTGAACTCCAGTCCAGTCAGAATATCACGGTGACTATTGCGACTGACCGCTGGTTGCGCTCCCTCAAGGCTAAGACGGAGGCAACATCCATCGTGCAAAAGCGGGCGGCTTGGCGCATCTGTGCATGGGCGAAGGACGTCAAGATCATCAACGTCCACGAGATCACTCCCGCTGCGCTGGATGAGTGGCGCGGCATGTGGGGTGAAGAGGCCGAGAAAGAGTACAGTCGCATCGGCCCGACCAGCCAGTCAACCTTTCAGGGTCGCCTACGCCAGTTCTGCCGGTGGGCGGTTGCCATGGGGCATCTGCGGAGTGACCCCACTGCTTCTTTCAAGGGGATACCGAAAGGCAAGGAAGTCACCCAACCACTCACGGCAACCCAGTTCCTGCAACTGTTCGACGCCATCAAGCCGTTCACAGCTTCACAGCCGGCTGAGGTTGAGGTCAAAGATTTCGCAAAGGAGTTGAAAGCGCTGTTCCTTCTCCAGCGGTGGGCTGGTCTGCGCATTCTGGACTGCCTGATGTTGCCGCGCACCGGGCTGGTGGGTAACCGCCTCAGTCTGATCACGAAAAAGACCGGCGCAAAGATCGAGAACCGGATAATCCCCGATTACGTTGCCGAGGCGCTGGTTGCCTTGTCACCGGATCGGCCCACCTTCCGTCCGGGTCACTTTTTCTGGAACATCGGGCGGAAGAACTGGACGAGTCTGACCACGAAATGGACGCAGATCATTAAGGGGATGGCGCCGTTCCTGAATTTCAAGCATCCGGAGACGGGTGAACCGATGGGCTTCCACTCCCACATGCTCAGGGATACCTATGCCGTCGAACTTTTGCTGGCGGGGGTGGCACTGGAGGATGTTAGCAAGCTGCTGACACACACCTCCATCAAGACGACAGAAAAGCATTATGCACCGTGGGTCAAGCCGCGACTTCAGCAGTTAGAGGACAAGTCCGTCGCTGCCCTGCGGGCGATGGGTGTTGTGGTGACCGCGTAAACGCACTTCTCACCGCACCGTGAAAGAGGCACGATCATGGCACTTGAACTCACTGCAGCCGATGTAGAACGTCAGGCTCTTGCGGAAGCCCAGAAGAAATACTTGAAGGAGCAAGAAACCGAGGGGCAAGCCCCGCCCTCCACTCATACGGCCTCAGCGTCAGCCGCCGCGCCATCACGAATCGGCTTCTGGACCATCGTGGGTGCCATCGTGCTCGGCAACGTCATGACCGGCATCATTGGCGGCATCGTCTACGCCGCCATCAAGTAACGCACTTCTGACCTGCACGCAGAAAAGCCCCACCGGCCGCGATGCCAGGTGGGGCTTTTCCATTGGGGCGAACTACTCGGAAATCTCATCCAGTACCCGCTTCATCTCCGTATATCGATCACTGTCTATGCACACTGTCCAGCGATCATTATGGCTATGCCAAGTGAACTCGCCGCCAGCCTTGTGTTTCCGGAGAGCCTTGCGGAACTTGCTGGGGTCCAAGTCTTTTTGGTTCGCCATCTCCACCGCAGTTATCATCGGCATTCGAACTCCTCCGCTGAAAACAATTATCCCCCGGCGTTGTGCAAACCGTACAGGGCGTGGGTGAGCGATAGGTCTGAGCCGTATCGCTCAACACCCTCGCCGCTTCGCCAGGATGCGCAGGTAGTGAGCGATGATGAACTTCTCGCACGTCGGACAGCCGTCGATGTGACTGGCAAAGTAGGTATGATCCTTCAAAGTCCGGAAGCACCTGAGCGCGATCTCGCACACGCCGCCGCTGCTCGTGCCGCCCTCGCCAAGGGAGATCCCCATCAACAGCCCCAGCATCGCCCGGCCGGGGAGTGCCTTGCCCTTTTCCCAGCGGATAACGGTCTGGACGCTGACGCCGAGCAGTCGCGCCAAAGCGGCTTGGGAGACCTGGTAGGCGGCGCGGCTGTTCTTGAGATTGAAGATTGTCTGCTCGGCCAGCCACTTCTCTTCTTTCGTGAGCATCTGGTATACCTCCTGACATACCGGATGATACGACATACTGTATACGGTCTGGTAGCCTCCAGGATGAGTCCGCCGGCCCCGGTGACACTAGGACCCGGCCAGGGTGGGCGGGGGGCAGGGGGAGGCAGGTGTGCTTTATTGATCAGTATCAGAATGGGGGCGGCCGTATCTTACGGCCGGAGGATTCACCGGCGATGATTACCAACGAAGCTGCTATGGATTTCGCAATTGCGCAGATCGACGCGCACGAGCGGGGCGAACTGCGCCCCGATCAGATACAAGAACTGGAGTCGATCCCTGGCTGGACCTGGGATCGCGAGAAGGCAGTCGAGTACCACCAGCAGAAGTGTGACGCCTGAAAGTGTTGACCCGGACGGGATTCCCGGAGAGCATGGCGGTACCTGTGTGCTATGAGGAAGGCATATTATGTAGCGTGTACCTTCTTTCATGGAGAATGCGATGAGTGAGCAATTCAAAACTGGGGACGTTGTTCAACTGAAGTCAGGTGGTCCAAAAATGACTGTTAGTCAGGCAGGCAAGGCCGCTATGACCGGCAAACTTTCGGTTTGGTGCGATTGGTTCGATGGAACCAAAAAGATGGAGGGGACGTTTCCACCTGAATCCTTAAAACGGATCGAGTAGATAGCCCCACATGCAGAAAAAAGCCCCACCCGGCGCATTTCCCTATAATCAGTCTTCTTCCTCAGGTAACCCTGTTTGGTCGGACTCGACCCTGTCAGGCGTGAGCCAGTCGCTGTCTGGGCGGCACACCAATCGAGCGTTCTTATAAGCCCATTCCAATGGAAGAACCGTTCGGCCCTGGTATGAGCCAGAGGGATTACGAGTGACCACGAGGGCGATGTCGACCTTTTCATCGCTGACAAGGGCGAGCGGGAGGAGAAAGCTCATCGTGTTGTGTGTCGGGTAATACTGGGGAATTGCGGTCTTGAAGTTCCATCGGGTCCGCTTTTCTCCAAGGGCCTTGGCGTCCTCAAGACGATTCTTGATCGCTCTGGTGCATTGCAGATCCTGCTCAATCGCGTGACTGAACCCAACGAGGTAATTTTCCCTGTCCGCTCGCTGGAGCTTCGAATAATCCTGCCACTGAAAGCCCTTAGGGATATGGTGTGCCAGGAAGTCAGCGGGAAACCGGTCGCGACTAACCCCGTCGAGAATCACATGCTCGTAGTCGACGTGGATGTCCTTGGTTGTGTCAAGTAACATGTCGAAGTTGCCGCTAAAGTAGGTCGCTGGCTCTGGAAGAGGATCAAAGATTTCCGTTAGCTTCTTGCCTGAGGACCCCTTCCCAGGTACGCAGAAGTCATAGAATTTCCACGCAGGTGACGGCCGATCATTGGAGGCAAACAACGCATATATTGGGTCGTATAGGCGGTCGACTAATCCAGTATTGAAAGTCGCCCACCCGACCTTCCCGTCTTTAAACTCCAAGACTCGTTTCTCGTTTTTTAGCTTGAAGAAGGTGTATCGGAGGTGGCTGTCGAGGATCGGGTATGGGTTTCGGGGGTCTGATTGTGTGCCAAAAAACCATCTTTCATCAATGGCCAATTCGGCCAACAATTCCAGCGCAGAGTTGTACTGCTTACCATTCTTACCTCGAAACTCAACGTACGGCACGAACGACCATTGCCTCAAAACATCGCCAGGACGTACCGCTGTTGACCGTTTTCTTGTGCCCATGGGGTCGAGTATGGCGGCGTGACGAGCGCTACGTCCGAACTCGCCTTCCTCAAGTTGGAACTCGACATCGCGACCTTCATCTGCGGTGCTTGGACCGTCGCCGCCAAAATCGGAAACATGGAAATGCACATCAGCAGTTCCGTCATTCGGGACAATATAGCCCCACTTCTGTGTCTTGCCATCCAAGAACTTGATCTTTCCCTGCATATTTTCTGCACTCCCGGCGATGTACTCGCACTATTTGACCAACGATGACCCTGCCAACGGCGTCAAAACCGAAAGGGAAGAAACATCAAAGGAAGCCTGAAATATACTCCACATACGGTCTGTGGTTCAAGTGCCGAATTCAAGGATGCGGCCGGCAAACTTCAGGCCGCCAACGGCACAGCATAGTTCCCGATCAGGTCGTGGACGTATGCACCCACCCCGGCCGAGAGCGTGATCATCGGGTGCCCCGCATTCCAGCATTCGCCGATGGCCGGCAAGCCTTGAGGCTTCCACCTGGCTAGGAACTTGTTGAGTTGCTCCACCGCTGCGACTCCGCAAGCGTGGAGGTCGTCATAGGTCACGGGCGTGTACCCGGCTGGCGCGTTACAAAACATCTGCTGCCATGGCCCGTAGCTGCACGCTGCTGCTCTCCCCCACTGCACCAGGAGCGGCTGCATCACGGCATTGTCTCCGTAAGCGCCACCCACATCGAACACGGGCTCGTGACGGGGCAAAACGTCTTCGCCGAATGAGGACTCGTTGCCGGAGATCGCCCATAGCAGTTGAGTCCCATCGATGGTTGAGGGAAGCGGTGCGAGTTGCGGACCGGAAGCCTGGCACTCCGCTGTGATCTGTTGTTTCGTAAAGCTCATGATGTACTCCTCAAAAAACATAAGCCCGGCGTCCCTGCCGAAAGGGACACCGGGCACCGTGGCAGCGGATCTTCACGCCGCTGATGAATATCAGAATTTTATGTGCGTGAAGACGTAGAGCAGTACCGCTCCCACGCCGGCCGAGATGGCGATGAGCAGCGGGTTCGAGACTCCGGCCGCGCCAGTGGTACTGGCAACCGCGCTCCCCAGAATCTTCAGTTCACTCACGATGGATGCCAGAATAGAGTCGCTGGTATTAAACCGGGTGGCCATCGTCGCTGTGACAGTGCCGAGTCCTTTGAGTTCATTGAGCATTGACGCCATCAGAGGATCGACGACCGTACTCTTGCCTTGCCCCTCGAAGATGGACCGTTCACAACTGGCCAGGCGCTCAGTCATCGGACCGACCACGGCCTGGAGCTGTGTCGCCAGGGCACTCGCCGTGGTGGCGACAAGGGCTCTCTGCGTCTCAGCGGAGGCCGAAACCTGGGCAGCCAGAACGTTGGCCTGCTGCACTGCACGGTCGGAAGCAACGCTAACAGCGGTGGCGTCTACCACGCGGATGGAATCGAGACGTTTGGCTTCGGCGTCGCGCATCTGCTCCTCGTAGCGGGATGACACCATTCGGAGGTACTTGTCAGCTTCGCGTAGGTCGTCGGTGCGCCGGGTCTCAGCAGCATGGAGGTCCCTGTGGTGAATGTCGGACAGACGCATCAGTTCTTTTACGTTTCCGGCGGTATCGTTGGTGATGGATTGGTCCATGGTGGTGCTCCTTATGCAGTTGCTTACGCAGTGGTGATCGAGCCGATCAAAAAGTAGCCGAGCTTGCCGAGGAAGTCCGATGTATGGATCGTGGCCACTGGCGTAATCGCGCCACCGGAGAACGTCACATCAGTGTAGTAGACGTAGTACAACGTGCTCTGCACGAGGCTCGGGATGGTGACCGCGCCGGCCGTCAAGCAGGCAACAGACAGACTGCCGACCGTCGCCGTGAAGGGAGCGACGACAATATCCGCGGTCGCTCCGGTGACCGCGGTGGTCAGTGTGCCCGAAGGTGCAACGATCACACCTGAGGTAGCTGAGATCGACAGCGTGATGCTCATGGTGTCCGAGGCCGTGACCCAGGTGCTGAATGTTCCGCTGGGACGCAGCGAACGGATCTGGAAGTTGTATGCAGAGCCCGCCACGACTCCGGTGACGAATGTCTGGAACAGGCTTACATCGACGATGCCGGCGCTCAGCCAGGTCGTCGCACCCACGGCCTGATACTGAACTTGAATCTGCGTAACGGTGTTGTCAGCAGGTGCGGTCCATGACACGAGAGCACGCGGTGTAACGTTGCCGTCCGCACCGATCAGAGCTGTGCCGGCCGAGCTGGTCACCGTCATGGATGATGGCGGGGCCGGGGTGTTCGGCATCTGCATCGCCATCGAGGTAATGTCTTCGGGCGTTAGCTCCTCAGTGATGCTCCATTCGTAGACTGACGGGTCTGTTTCCTGCACGCTAACCGAGCAGGAGAGCGCAAGCGCACCATCCTCGCCGCCCGCCCCCTTCACGGGCTCAGCGACCATCTTGATTTTGTCAAACTCCAGATACTTGCCGCTCCATCCCATCGCGCCCATTGTGAAGTTCATCACGTCGATGGGCTGTGCCTGCCAGGCCGCGAGGCTCATGGGAAATGTTCCCGTGCCCTGCTGGCGATTGCGCATCATGTTGATCTTCGCCACGCGCTGGGCCTGCACTACGCTGATGACTGCCCGCAACGTAAGCTCCATTGGGAGCATGATGCCGCCGTCCTCTGCAAGGAACTGATTCGATGAATACCCGTGCAAGACATCTGCCGCGTACTGTGGAAACGATGTTGGCTGCCATGCATAGGGCCAGAGATTGTTCGTCACGCCGTAGTACCAGCCCGCTTTGTCGTACAAATCGCCCGTGAGGGCGTAGGGGTAGTTCGGCGCGGTGTAGGTTCCGTTGACGCAGTTCACAAGGTCCTTGAAGCTGCGGTTCGGACTCCAGGAGATGGCATCGGTCAGAGTGGACTCATCGAAAGCGAAGCTGACACCCTGCCAGTAAGCGGGGACGATGTTCCACTGGCCACCGACGCGAGTGAGCTTGCCCGCTGCGGCCGGCATCATCATTGCGAGCGCATCGCCGGGACTCGTCGAAGTGTCGTAATGAATGTGCTGGGAGAAGTTGAACTCGTTGCCCTGTGACGTCAGAACCATCTGATCGCAGACGTTGGCACTCGCGATGAGTTGTGCCTGATTAACGGACGGATCGCCCAGGCCGAAGATGGGATCGGTGATCACGTCAGCAACCTGCAACGCCCAGTTCGTCGAGAAGCCGTAAGTCGAAGTGCGCGGGTCCCAGATGGTGTTCTTACCATTCACCGTGACGCGGATTTCCGGCTCACCAGGAAACTGAGTCGTGTCGTACCCGACGTTCAAATACAGATACGCAATGCCGCCGCCGCGTGCTGTGGTGGGGTACTGCGAGTCGTTCGCAGTCAGGGACGCCATGTAGTCGCCGGCCGGCTGATCGCCGAAGCGCACTTCACAGAAAGCCTTGTTTGCAAAGTTGTAGTGGACGCCGCCAGGTCCGATGCCGTATCCGAGGCCGTAGTTCACCTGGGTTGGGTCCTGCTCATCCGCCGCCGCCGATCCACCGAACACGTACTTGCCTTGCAAGTCCGCTTGCGGTGTGGACGTGTAGCCACTGCCACCGGTGACCATGGTGACGGTCCATGCACCAGGAACAAAGGTTGTTCCGTAGCCTCCGGCGCCTGCGTTCGTTGCCCATGCTTCCGCGCCAGATCCGCCGCCGCCTGAAATGAACACGCGGTACCGAGTAGCTTTCACATTCGAGAAGCCAGACCCACCGGTCGCAGTGATGCCGGTGACGACTCCACCAGATGTGGTGACCACGGTGGTAGGCGGGGTAGAAACATGGCCGCAGCCGATGTTCGCGGAGTTGCCATTCTGAGCAAAGAAGAGTTGCCGGCCGTCAAGGTAGATATTGATGTAGCTGTCGATTGTGTGCGTAGCGACGGGGATGATGTAGTTCATGACGTAGTTGCCGCCAGAGCCACCCGCGCCGGTTGTCGATTTGTAGACGATGGTCCCGCCGACACGCTGCTGACCGTAGATGATCTGGCGCAGTCCCGCAGCAGTCCTCGTGGAAATGTTCATGCCCCGATTCGAGGTGAGGGCTTCGGCGATAGCTCCGCCTTCCATGCTGACGCCGCCGCCGGCCACGGCCAGCATCAGATCGAAGAACAGAGGCGTGTTGGCCAGTGCACCGAGTCCGCCTGTGGCGAAGTCCATCGCCAGGAACATAGCGCCTGCAACACCCAGAATGATCGCCCCGTCGATTGCCTTGCTCATAGTCTCCACGCTCTCTTGATGGTCATGATGTCCATTCGCTTGAGCCCTGCGTCACCCGCAGCGACGATGTGTTTGCCGCTCAGGTGCACGATGCCTGCAATGACACGGCCGGAGTCCATGAGGACCACCAGATCGCCACGCTGGGCCATGAGGGGATGAGTCAGTTCCACCAGGCCATGCTTTGCGGCACAGTAGGCAGCGGCGTCTTCGACGGTCCCGTTCTTGATGCCGGTGACCGTCTCGATCGCGGCCTTCGCGCTGGCTTCGTCCGTGTAGAGGCCGCGGAAGTCAGAGGCTATGTCGACACCGGTGAAGCTCTTGATCGCGTCCGCAGCCATGAGAGCACAGTCATGCACGCCCCAGGCGAACTTGGTGTGCGTGCGGTCGATGACGAACTGATGCAGCTCTCTGGTCGCCCAGTGAGGAGTGCGAGTGAGTGACATGGAATGCTCCTGAGTTATGCGAGCCAGAGAAGGGCCTGGTCGTTCAGGCTCTCGACGCTCTGAAAGAAGGTGTCGCCGGGGTAGTAGAGTTGCTGATCGGCGTTCGTATATCTGCGCATGTTGGCGCGGGACAGGTTCGACAGCTTGTTCTCCAGGGCCAGTGCGATGGTCATCGCCTGCGTGCCCATCTGGATCGTCGGCTTATCCACCGTGCCGACAAACAGTGGGTACGGCGTGCCGAAGATGCTGCCGTTCGAATCCAGCAGCGCAAAGAAGATCGTTGCCGGCGCACCCAGTTGAATATCCGCTAGGCACTCGGCCAACAGAGCAGGATCAATGCCGCTGAGTGAGATGGAGGACCCGTATGCTTGAACGTCTGTTCCCTCGACGACAGCAGCCAACTTGCCGAAGTCTCCCACGCCCTTGTAAGTGTTTCCCGCGTAGATGAGATCGCAAGGACCGGTCCAGACGTACTTGGTCTCAGAGTGAAATGTGAGGATGGCCATGAAGCACGGCCGGATGTAGTTCGACAGCATCGGGGCAACCATGGGAGTGGAAATATCTCTGGGCATGGTTACCTCGCTTCCATCGCGGTGAAGCTGATCTGAGCCAGCCGTGAGAAATCGTTATGCCAGCTACGCGAGTTGTCCTTGAGCTTGAAGAGCCCGACGCAGTTGATCAGGTTGATTACGGTGAGGTTCGGAGGCGACTCGCGAAGCGAAGGCCAGATCGCAATCGTTGCGTTGCCGCTGGCATCGGAGTTCACGTCCTCACAGACAACATGAAGCCGATAACCGACCTGTAGATAATCACCACTGAGAAGCTGCCCGAACACGAGAGGCGTCCACCCGCTCGTGACAAGCGAAGTAGCCGATGCGAGGTTATTCACTCCGGATGTGGCGCACACGGGCGCCCCATCAGCCTGCCCGAGCGGAGTAGCACAGTAGGGATCACCAATTTGAAAAACATTGCTGATGCCTCTCAACTCAGCCATGAACCCGCGCCAGGGAGAAGCAACCCAGCGATTCATCTTCGGGAGTGTGAAGCTCAGCGACCAGGCGTCCGCACCCGGCCACGCCTGCGTCTGATTGATGCCGGGTACGAATGGCGACCCGACATTGGCCACAGCGTCTTCCATCGTGACCGACAGTTGATTCAGGCCGGGGTACTGCGGGATGGGGACAAGCGTGAAGGTGCTGCCGCTTGGGAGCGTGATGATTGAAGACATGGGGACTCCGTGGTGCTATGCGTGGTGGGTCGAGTTAGAAGCGGGAGTTATGAACGTGAGCTTGGACGCCTGCGCGACTGGTCCTTCTGTGCCGCGTTGCTTGCCGCCACAATATGCGGGGCAGCAGCCATAATGGCCCTCTGCGCGGCCTGGTAGGTTGCGGCCGGGTCGGTCGCGCCGCGTGCATCGATGTTCCAGTTGTGGACGGGTGAACCAGATCCACTGCCGGTAGAAAGCATCGCGGATGTGTCCCGAGCATTATTGATCTTCGAGGTTGATCCAACCTGCAACAGTTCCGGACCTTGCTCACCCGTCATATAGAAATCGCCGGGAGACAGCACGCCACCGTTGGCCATACCGCCGCCGAAGATGCTGCCCGCACCGAAGAGCTTGCCGCCGAACAGCGAACTCATGAAGTTGTTGTTGTTCGCCCAGCCGAGAAGTCCGGTACTCTTCGAACCCAGGGGGTTACCGCTACTGATGCCAATCTGGTCGTGGTTGTCTACGATGACGTGTTGAACTTTGGTTCCCAGGCCCAGCGCCTTCATGCCGAAGCCTTCGGCATCCTGTAGCCCTGTTTTGGCCACACCGGTGAACAGGGACTTGCCCATGTCCTTCCAGACGCCGCGGTGGTCCTGCTCAGTCATCATCTTGACCAGGGCATCGTTGACGCCGTTGATCGCTTCGGTGAGGACTTCGTGAACTTGCTTGCCGAGATCATTGGAGCGGGCTTCGAACTCGTCGAACACTTTGTCGATTGCACCGATGGCGGTGGACTCGTGCGCAGCCATGAGGGCCTCGAACGTAGCCGTCATCGTTTTGACGTCCAGCGTTTGCGATCCCCTGTCTTGGGACAACGCGGCCTCGTTCTGCTCCTGGCGATCCCGATCCTGTGCCGTGTCGAAGTCAGCCGCGAGCTTCTTATACAGCGTATCGACCAAGTACGTCAGTGCGGAGCCGCCGTACTGCTGCGCGTACTTGTCCTTCATGCTGTCATAGAGGGTCTGGTCTGCGGTTTGTGTCTTGTCGCGCTTGTCGTTGGCGGCTTGGACCTGCTCATCGTACTTGTGCTGGAGATCGAACTTTTCCACGTTCGCGGTGCTGGAGATGGTCTCCATGCGGCGTTTCTGATACTCCGCCTCCGTCATCGCACCAACTGACAACTGCCATTTGTCAATCGCCGTCTCATACTCCAGGGCAGCCTGGGTCAGAGAGAGCGCAGCCTTGTCCGCCGATTCTGACAGGGTCTTCATCGCCTCGGTGAAACTCTTCCGCGAATCCACACCGAGACGAGTCTCACCGGCGTTGTATTCCTTTTCTGCATTCGCCGTCTGCTCAGAGATCCTCTGGTCATCCGCCGTGTTGCGCTCCTGCCCCTGCTTCACTAGCTCGGGGAGCAACGTGTTGGTGATCCTGTCGGCCTGCGCCTGTGACATCCCCTTGGCCCTGTCAGAGCCATTCAGCGCCACCTGGCTATCGAGCCACGACTTCATCTGTTGAGGTTCGGAGTCGCCTTCACGACGCTTCTGCGTCTCCAACCACTTGGGGTTGGCGGCGATAGCGGCCGGGTTGTCATTGAATGCAGCGTCCGCAGCAGCGACGGTCTTCAGGTGTGCAGCATAGAGCTTGTCGGCTGCCTCCTTCGCCCGTGCAGCAGCTTCTTTCGCTTCCTTGCTTAGGCGGTCCTTTTCACTGAGGTCCTTCTCCTCGCCGGCGTCCCTGCCAACCTTCAATGTGTAATCGTGCGCCCTGTTCATCTTGGTTACTTCGTTCAGAGCATCTTCCACACCTTGAATGTTCTTCGCTTGATCGGGAGCACCTAAGCCCAGGGGCACCCCGATACGCGACGGGGTGTCGTGAGCTACCTGAAGATCCGCGAACACCTTCTGCGATGCTTCAAGCTCACCCTTTGCATTCCTGAGAGCACCTGTCACCTGTCCGTCAGCATCCCAGTTCTGGATGATGCCGGCATCGCGCTTTGTCTGGATGTCATCGAGCGTGCTTTGCATCCGGCCCAGAATTGCTTCGGCACTGATCGGATTCTCTGCCGAGCTATCGGCCTTGTTCAGGAGTGCCCGCTGGAAGATTCCCGCTTCCTGCCCTTGCAGGTTCATTTGTATCTTTTTGATGTCCTCGTCGAGCTTGTCGCTCAGTTCGCCAGCGGCCTTCGTTGCCTCGTCGATGGCGTCCTTCATGGCGTTGTGCGGCTTATGCTGCAACTTGTCGATGGACGCCTGAATCTTGTCGTCCTGAACGATCAGCGATCTGATGTTGGACTGAAGCGAGCGGTCTACCGACTTCCACGCCTCGTCATGCTTTTTGGCTGCCTCTTCGGTCTTGTGAACAAACTCGACAACCTTCTCGCCGACTTCATAAACGGTCTTGATCAGAGCGAACACAACAACCGCATCAAAGGCCAGGTTCATTGCCGTGGTGACACCGGGAAGGCCCGCAATGATCCGCTGCAATCCGCGTGGTACTCCCAGGCCCAACTCTTCAGAGAGCAGCTTCACGCTCTCGCGTGAGTGCTCCATTTCCTCGCGCATTTCGGCACTGAACCTCTTCGTGAGACCGCCGGCCTCACCAATCGCAGCCTTGAACTGGGCGATCTGAAGCTGCAGGTCAACGTATGCCGATGCTACTTTTCTTGAGGCCATGAGTTACTCCAATAGAAAGGGCGACCTTGACGGCCGCCCTCGATGTTGCACGGGGAAGGTGAGACTCTACAGGTCGCCAGCGCCCCAGAGTGCAGGCTGTGTGCCAGGCAAGAATGTACCCATGGCGAAGTAGTCAGCCGCATCGCGCAGAGCGGTGAGCGGGCCGGTGTAGACGGTGATTGCGCCGGTCAATGACGCGCCGGTCAGGATACCTGAGTTCAGAATGGTGATTCCTTGGCCGGTATTGGAGGTCGCAACCCATGAGCCGTTCCCGAGGTTGAGGCAGTTCATCACGACGGGAGCGCCGGGAGTTACCACGAAGGCCGAGTCGATCCCGCTCGATGAAGTCACTGTGCCGAAGCTATAACTGATGCAAGCGATGTTCGCTACCCAGTCATACGTCTTACTGGTGGCCGTCGCGGCCGGAACTGAACTGATGGCGATCCCGGTTGGCCCGGTGATGCTGTAGGGCGTGGTGAGCAGGATGTGCGCATGGGCCATCGTCGCGCACATCAGTACTGCGAGTAGCAGGAACTTCTTCATCGGTGTGTCTCCTAGTTGCCGTGGGCGATCTGGACCTGGATTGTGTAGGCAACGCTTGCGGTCGGTGCTGTGCCTGTCAGGTTCACGACCGCCGTTGTGGTTGTGGTTGAGCAGGCGGAATCGATGAGCGTAAAAGGAGACACCGCGAGGCGTACCTGCGAGGTGCACTCCGGTTGATTGTTACGCGTCACGCCTGTGGTGAACGTGAGCAACACACCGGTCGTGGGCGGGGTTGTTCCGTTCGTCAGGGATACTGTGCCGCCTGTCGAATCGCAGATATGCGAGGTGGTGCATGTTGGAGAGCCGGGAGTCCCGCCCGCGCCGGCGCCGGCTGCGAAGGTTGCGGTGCCGGTGCCTGCGATACTGTTCGTGATTTCGGCACCGAGGTTGCAGATCGAGACGGGGCACAGCGTTATACCGCCGAATGTTGTCGGAAGATTGATAAACGTAGCACCGGTGACGTTGGCGTCAAACTGTAGCACTGTTGTGGGGGTCGAGTTGGCTAAGGAGAACTCGCCGTTGTGAGCACTGTCTTCGTGCAACTGGGCGAGGACGTTGCTGCTGGCGGAATCGACAGCAGCCCATGCATTCGTGCTCACGGCCGCGGCCTTGAATGTGGCCAACCCTGTGGTGACTGCGCCGGTGATTGCCGCATTGCCCGTAACGCACAGCGCCTTTCCGCAATCTGTCGTCGTGTTAATGAGGAAATCTGCGCCGGAGTCAAAGAAGGTGGTGCCACCAGAACCAGTGCCAACCTGCACGGTGGTGCCCGTGCCGTTCTGCATCTGAAACTGGCCGACTCCTGACGAGTCCTGGCGAAACTGAAGCAGCGGGAAGCTCGCAGTCGAGTCCTGTATGTAAAACGGAATTGACGAGTTGCCCGTAGCCTGCACTTCAAGGGGTGATGTGGGACCGGTCATGTTGATGCCGACCTTGCCGCTGACATTGAGGTTGACTGCTGACGCTGTACCGGTGATCGCTGGTGATGCGAGCGGAGCCAGCAGCGCGAGAGATGCGGCAAGCCCCGTCACCTGTGATTGAGGGAGTGCAAGAGCGGAGAGGGTCGTCAGGGTTGAATTGCTTGTCCCCGTGACGTTGCCCGCATTGCCGGTCGTTGCGAATGCGCCTGTGCCTGTCATGTTGGTGACGGCGATGGTTGGTGCGTTCGAGCAGCCGATGACGCCACCACTCGTGGTGGTGGCCACTCCGGCCGTAGAGCATCCGGAGAAGGTGATGTTCGGCGCTGTGATGCCGACACCGAACAGGCCGCCGGTCGAGCTGAAGGTCAGGTAGCTGGTGTAGATGAGTCCTGAGTCACCGCCGCGGATAATGACCACGCCGGGTGTTCCACCCACATTGCTTATCGCGTCGAAGTACCCGGCACCAGTCGTGACCACCGATGCTGAGTACTTGAAGTTCAGAGCGGAAGCAATCTCAGTGAAGTTGCCCGTGAGGTAGAAACTCCCCGCAGTAAGGAAGGGTGCTGTCACGAGTCCGGTGAATGTAGGAGACGCAATTGGGGCCAGCAAAGCCGCTGCCGATGTGGTCTCGTAATTGGCAATCGTCGCTGTCGCGCCCGTTCCCAGGCCGGTGATCTGCGTAGAGGGCAGGCTCAAGGCCGACAGCGTTGTCAGTGTCGAGTTCGACGTTCCCGTCACATTCGCAGCGGTGCCTGTGGTGTTCGCGTTGGGCAGCGCGTAATCCGTTCCGCTCACAGCGATCGAGGGCACACCTGTCGTTGTAGTGCTCTTCAAAATGCCGGTTGCGAGCGATGAAAGCAGAGTGCCGTTGATGCCCTTCACAGTCGTCGTCAGCGATCCGGCCGTGTTGGTCATGTCGCCGGTGTGAGCGGGTTGGGCAGCCGCCGGTAGGGTGGCCGGCAAAGAAAGAACGCCGGCGGTGTCGTATAGAAGGCCACTGGACGCAGCTAGGGTGGGGAGCGCAATGCCGGCCAGCTTACCGACCACGGTTGCACTTTGAGTTCCGGTCACATCCCCAGCCAGCGAGCCGGTGAATGAGGTAGCGCCGGTTGCCGTTGTTGCTGTCGCAGCGTTGCCGCCGATGCTGAGGGCAGATGCTGTTCCCGTCAATCCTGTGCCAGCGCCTACGAAACCGGAGGCGGTCAACACATTCGTGGATGCGTTGTAGCTGAGACCGCTGTCATCGCCGAGTGACTCATTCGCTCCGTCTGCAGACACCATCACCGGGAAGAAGGATCCTGTCGTTTGAGCCGTGATGAATGCTTTGGTTGCGCTTGCGGCGTTGCCAGTCGTGCTCTGATTCCAGGTGGTAGGGGTTCCCGTCAATCCTGTGAAGGGTACGGAGCCAGCCGAGCCTGTCGTGTTCGCATTGGGTAGAGCGTAGTCAGTTCCAGAGACGCCGCACACAGGAACGCCGGTGGTCGTCGTGTTCTTGAGCAGGCAGGTCGCCAGCGAAGAGAGCAGCGTGCCGTTGAGTCCTTTGACAGTGGTGGCGACGGACCCGGCCGTGGTTGTCATATCACCGGTGAACGCTGGAAGGCGGGCTGCGGCTACTGTGCCGCTGGTGAGGTTGGAAGCGTTGGCCGCTGTCGCATTCGCCGATGCGAGATCGGTGGTTGCAGTGCCGAAGGCGTCATATTGAGTGGAACCGATCAGCGTGGTGATGTCCGCCGCGACAGCAGGAGCGAGCACGCCGGCTGCACCCTTGATGACTCCGGTGAGCCCTGTCTCCGTGGTTGAAGTTGAAACTGAATTCGGGCCTGAAGGGCCGGTTGATCCTGTGGGTCCGGTTGGACCAGTCGCGCCTGTTGATCCAGTTGGACCAGCAGCCCCGGTCGAGCCGGTCGCACCCGTGGTACCAGTTGCGCCCGTGCTACCTGTGGCCCCGGCAGGGATGCCAAACGCGAGAACTGCTGCGCTGCTGCTGCCTGTGTTTGATGCCGTGGCGGATGCGCCTGGTGAGAGCGTGGTTGTAGAGCCTACGGAGATCGTTGCTGCTGATCCGGCTGTTCCGGTTGCCCCTGTGCTGCCTGTTGGTCCGGTAGAGCCTGTGGCCCCTGCTGAGCCCGTTGGGCCGGTACTGCCTGTGGGACCGGTGAGCCCGGTCGGACCCGTGGGTCCGGTTGATCCAGCTACGCCGGCAACGCCTGTTGAGCCGGCTGGTCCAGTTGGACCCGTCGCGCCTGCGCTGCCTGTTGATCCCGTTGCACCGGTTGGAATCGTGAAGTCAAGCACCATGGCGCTTGATGTGCCTACGTTGTTCACTGATGCGGATGTACCCGGTGAGCCGGTCGAAGTTGTCCCCACCGCGATGGTGGCCGGACCTGCAACACCAGCAGCGCCGGCCGGACCCGCTGGTCCCACTGGGCCGGTTTGTGTAACTGACAGCGTGGGCAGTGCAGGCGTGTACAAATCGAGGTTGCAGGTACCTCCGGACGTGAGAGTGGCCGCGGTACAAAACACATCACCGCCGGCAACCACTGATCCCGAGCCCGCTGGCTGCACGCAGGCGTAACCTCCGCCCAAAAGTTGCTTGCCGTTGATGTTCGATTTCACTGTGACGTTGAAACATACGTGCTGCGGAGAGGTCAGCATCGTGTCTGCAAGCTGAAGAGTGAATGCGCCGGTTGTGACTTGCGCAGTGACGGCGCTGTCGATGACTTGTCCAGATCCGTTGGCGCGATAGCTGATCGGTGAACCCGAGTTGTCAGTCGGAGCGAAGTAGATCGTCGCGTTCGTCACCAGGGTGCCGGTCGAGTCCTGAAGATTCGCTCCGCTCAACTGGACATAGCCCAAGGGCACAGTGGCGAACAAGGGGATCGATAGACACGCGAGTGCGATAGCTGCAAAGAACTTCTTCATGGGATTTCCTCGGGAGTGACGCGAGTGAGTTAGTCGACGATCCAGGAGCCGCCGTTGCAGTAAGCAGGGACGTGATTCGCTCCGCCGCCTGAAATGGGGCTTCCCCATGTGGCGACAGTTGAGTCAGTCACTGCGCCGCGCCAGCCTTCGAGCGATCCGTTCTCACAGGCATAAGTGGCCTGCAGGAGGGCATAGGTCATCGGGGGCAGGCTGTAGCCTTGAGGATCGAGCGAGAGTTGGTTCAGAGCTGGGTTGTAAGAAAGCGGAGGCAGCACGGATACGGCCGTTGGGGACGGGAGAGCCGTTCCGGTGTAGTAAACGATGATGCCGACAGAAGCTATGTCCAGGTTGACCGTGTCCGGTGGCGAATTGCTATACCCCATCAATGCCGAGCAGGTAATCGACCCTATGTCCCCTGCGACCGTCGAGTTCAGCAGAGCGGTTGTCTGGCGGAGTGACCATGTGGATAAGCCGCCGCCGGGTATGATGTTTTCGCCAGTGTCGTGATCACTTAAGCACTGGACCGTTCTACCAACCGACCCCGGCCAGTACGGCCAGTAGCTCGTGAGGCCAAAGGCATACACAGCCGTGACGCTCACGGAAGAGATCGACGGGGGCAGGACGAAGCCCGACCAGGCCGCACCCCAGTAATTCGAATTGAAGGGGTTGCCGCAGCCGTTCACCGTGATGAATGCGGAACTGACACTAGACGCGATAGAGCCGGTGGGCAATGTGCCGCCGCAGTAACTGCCCATCCCGCCGACTGTGTTCGCGACGGAGGTGGGATAGAGCACGATAAATTGACCGGGGATAGGAGGCGTCGGTTGATATGCGAGTGCGCTTCCCACATTGAGCGGATGCGCAGCTTCGTTGGTGACCAGGCCCTTGGCGTTGGTTGTGATCGCACAGATGTCACTCACATCACCACATGCACCTGGAGTGGAGTTCACGTTCGGCAGAGTGGCTATTTGAGAGCCGCCGCCCGGTCCCGCATTCACATCGCCGGTCAATCCGCTCAGTCCGCTTCCGGCCGGGCCAGTTGCGCCAGTTGGTCCGGCTGGGCCGGCTGGGTTCATGACGATGTTGGCTGCAATAACCGGCGACCACAAATCGAAATTGCAGGAGCCGCCTACGGTGAGTGTGGCTGCTGTACACCAGGTATAAAGGCCGGTGATGGCCGCGCCCGAGCCCGATGGCTGAACGCAGTTGTAGCCCGGTCCGAGCAATTGCTTCCCGGTTACGTTGTCCCGCACTGTCGTGGCATAACAGACGTTCGACGGCTGCGTGAGTGACACGTCCGCAAGCTGAATGCTGAACCCACCGCTGGTGACGAGAGTGGTGACCACGCGGTCGACGGCCTGGCCGAGTCCGTTGACCTTGTAGCTGATTGGGAGTCCTGCATTGGTGACAGGAGTGAACGAGATCGTCGCATTTGCAACAACCGTTCCTGTCGAGTCCTGAAGATGGCTTGCGCTCATCATCACGTATCCGACTGGAGTCGTAGCGAACGATGCCGCGGCGACCGCGAGTGAGCTGATGGCCAGCAGAGCGGACCGGAGGAACTTGTGCATTGTGAGACTCCAGAGGGGATCACAGTATCGGGACGCCGGGACGTACGGCGATGAGAGCGAACTTGGCCGCGAAGTCTTCCGCGATGTCGTCGTCGGAAAGCTCTTTGACCTTCCGGCCAAGCATGAAGTCGCCGGCAGAGAGCGGTTCTTTGGGACGGCACATACTGAAATTGGCCGTGACTGAGGCGAGCATTCCGACCAGGTAGTTGCTGCGGTCGAGGCCCTGCTTGTGGCGGCGCAGGAGTGCAGAGAATTGTCGCGGCGTGAGGGACCAGAATTCAGCGTCAGACAGGTGAAGGTCGATACGCGCTGACGTCCACAATCCCATCCACCGCTGCGCGTTGCTCAGCTCTGGTCCGTCTTGGGGTCCACGGCATCATCGTCGTCCGAATCAGGTTCTGCCATGCCGGCGGACCAGCAGGCCAGTACCTTGGCCCAGACATCTTTTAGATTCACGCGGGTTACGAGGGCCGAAGCCTCACGGTATGTGGTCTCGGGGTTCAGAGGTAGCAACGAAGCGAAGAGCATGGCCCTGACGAGATTGATCGTGGGGGAGTTGAAGTCCCGTGAACGAAGGCCTGTGAGGAGAGGGCGATCAAGGAGTGACTCGGCCGTAGCGATTGCTTCAAAGTCGAACAGGAGTGAGAACTTGACCTTGTTGATGGTCAGTTCCGTCGAAGGCTTTACTGGATTCGGTGTCATGGTTTCCTTTGTTCAAGTGATGCGGGCAGAGGCTGTGCCCCCCCGCCCGTCATGTTGTGTTTCTAGCTGCCTGTCAGGACGGTCATCACTGAATCCAGTTTGAGGCTGATCTTCACAGTGACTGCCTTGCCGGCGTCGATGTTGGTCGGCACAGGGTTCTTGGCGACGTAAGCAGAGAAGGCATACACGTTGCCGCTGGTGGACTGTCCTGAGATCGGCTTGAGCTGAATCTGGAAGGCATTTGGCAGGCCAGTCTGGAAGGCCACCTGTAGGGCCACGATCCCAGGATCACTGGGCAAGAAAATCCCTGTCGCAGAGAACTCACCCGGATCGACCAGGGTAGCGAGCGACTCCTTGAGCACGCCGACGCCGACTGCCGGTGAAGATGTGTTCGTGATGTCGTCATAGCTCCACGACTGCTCGGGAACCGTGAACTCCTTGAGTTGCAGAACGGCAACGCCTGTCGGTGTGACGGCCGGTGCGACAGTGAATGCGACGGGTGGCTGTGCTGGTGCCGCGCAAGGTGCGGCGAGAGTTGCAGCGACAGCGGCAATGACGAGCAGAGACCCTGCGCCCGTACCTGATTTTGTAGACATTTGAGTTACCTCGTGGTGATGGGGTTAGGGATCAGCTCTGGTAGTCGAAGAGCACTGATACGTTGGTTACGGAAAGCTCTGCGTCTGACTGATAGAGATCGGTCACATTGACCACGTCAGCAAAGAAGACTTGTGGTCCGCCGGGGAGAAACCCCATGTAGCCATTCAGGGCGGCCTTGAGAGCCACACCAAGTTTGTGCGCGGTCAAATAGCTACCGGGGCCGAATGCCGCCTGGCAGGAGAACAAGATGCGACAGTGCCCAACGCCACTCGACCCTGAGAGCGTCATCTCGTCGTGGTCACTGGGCATCTGGTACGTGATCGCGGGGAATGCGGATGCCTCAACGGGTGTTGGGATCGGGCCGATGGAGTTGCCGCCCGCGATGACGGCCGTGATCGCAGTCTTGGTCAGCAGGAGCGCGACAATGCCTTCGATTAACGTGACCATCAGTCGTCCCCTTCTTCTGCTTCAATGCCGGCCGTGTCTGCAGCAGGATCATTGATGTCCTGGGTGAGTGTGGCTGCCAAGTTGTCGAGCATCACATCGACGGCTCTGCCGATGGAGCTATCGAAGCTGCGCACCATGAATGGGTTCGCATCTTTGTGCGAGGTGACATGTGCACCCTTTTCGCCACGCTTGCCGCCCTCGATGTGGTCGAAGCCGTTCTCGACCCAATAAGCGACCTTGCCGGTGCCAATGCCGGGACCGACTTTCACAGCAGGGTTGTACCTGGTGCCGATGACCACTTGTGTGGTGAGGCTTTCCTTCAGTACTCCGGGTGCGAGTGCGTCGCTGTCCGGAGTCGGCTCGTCGGTACGCTCTGGACACTCCGCGGTCATTGCATCGAGGAGGATGTCTCCACCGGCCTGCAGCGCATTGCGCACAGCTCGCTTGGCCACACGCTTTGGGAGGGCCTTCAGGAGTGACTCCCATTCGTGGGTGTCGATAGATAGAGAGACTTCGTCCATCAGGAACTCGCCGTATCGATGCCGATGCAGGCCAAGATCAAAACCTTATGGCGCCGCTGAACATCGTCGACGTCCTGGATCGTATAAACCTGATCGCCGAATATGACCTGCATTCCAGGTGCGACCGTCACGGCGGGGTAGCGAATCGTTATGCAGTCTGTCGCGTTGGCCGCGAGTGTTGAGTTCTGAAATGAGAACTTGAACGTCAGGCTGGCCGTGCTCTCGATTGCGGCACGCGTCGTCAACACCGTTGACCAGGTCGCCCCAAGTTGGCCCGCGGTGTCGCGAGTGGAGCTAGGTGCCTGGATGGTGATGGCGTGACGTAAGCGGCCGGCGGCGAGAATTGTGGGGTCGAAGGACATCGGTTACTCCTGCTGATAGCCCATCGTTTCGAACATCTCGCCGGCCAGAAGAGCGTCGATGCCCATCTCGATAGCCTTGGGCGGGCTGCTCATAGCAGACTCGCGATTGATGTACCAGTAGCCGATCAGCAGCATCATCGCCTGGGTGATCGTCGCTGGGCAGTTGCCGATGAAGTAGTTGGCCGTCAGGGTCTGGCCCACATACCCACTGGCCACGGTGAGCGTGTTGGCTACATTCGTGAAGATGACCGGATTGCTCTCCGCATCCACCAGGGTGGGGTTGGCGACCAGCAAGGCTGTCCCGGCCGTGAATGCCGCGGCCTGGCTCAGAGTGACGGTATAGGGGCCAGGAGATGCTGGGACGACGAGCGTGTCCGTAACCGGGACCGCATAGGTTGCAGCCGTGTAGAGCACGGTCACAGAGCCTGGCAGATACGTCATGGTGTACGGCCAGTAGAGCCCAGGCAGTGGAACGATGCGGGCTGGCTCACTGGACAGGTCCGTGTAATAGGTCAAAGGCGAGAGCGTCTGTATGTCGCCGTTCAGATCCAGGTAAGTGATCGACTGGACCGACAGCGCGGCCACTAGAGGCAGCTTGATCGCAAGCGAGTGCCAATACTTGCCGTACATGCAATGGCGGTCGTTCGCGCCAACCGTGTCGCCATACCGGGCGAAGGGAAAGTTGTCGAGGGTCAGACGCATGGCGCGGGGAAAGATCGCCCGCTGCATTTTCTTCTCACAGAACTGGCGGGCGGCGATGATCAAGCCCGTGATCAGCGTGTCATCCAGCGTGTTGCCGGTGTCGACGATGCACTGCAGCTTCGCTTGTGCGAGTGAGACGGGCTCGACAATCGGTGCCGACATTTCTTTATAAGAGAGGGGCATGGTCTACCTTGTGGCGCGTTCGTAGGTCTTCGGGAAGGTCGCGGTTTCGCGGGGCTTGCGCACGGGCACCTTGATCGGCACCTGAGGTACAGGGGGTTTTGTTTGCACGGGAGTCCTCACCGAGGCCGGCATGAACCGGCCCCAGCATTGAGGGTTGAACTACTTGACGGTGAGGGACACAACGGGCTGCGTGGTGCCGCCGGCCGCGCCTGGGTTGGTTACAGCTCCACCCACACGAGCGAAGGCGAACACGCCGAGAGCGTTCAACTCGATGTAGCGATCGGAGGACTTTTTGATCACGACACCGGGGAGAACTTCGCGGAAAGTATATGCCTGGGCGAACGATCCGAACTGCACAGCGACGTTGCCAGTTGCGACAGCAGGCTGATACGGATTCAACTTGACGGGGTAGCCAAAAAGCGTTCCCGTGAAGCCCGACACGCCACCCGTTCCGAACGGCAGGAACAGCGGACGGCCATTGCTGTCCGTGATGTTCAACACGGAGTTCGCAAGCGTCTGCGGACTCATGAGGAACGCAGCATCGGTGTAGTATGCAGGGTCCAGCGAAGCCAGAAGGCCCGTGAAATCCGCATACTTCAGGACGCCTACGGATGCACCCGTGATGCCGCTGTAGCCGGTGGACAACGCGCCCACGTTGGAGGTGTTGCCCAAGGTGATCCAGCTTGACGCGGAACGGAGATACCGTGTCTGGATCGCCGCCTCCAGGTAGCCGATCAGATCGAACTCCACGTCATTGACGAGGGAGTTCATCACCTGAATCGGGTTGGTCTGGATGTCATCGATCGAAATCGTGACACCGGTCACAGCCGGATCAGTCGTGCCTGCGGCGTAAGCCGAAGACAGGATGAATCCGTTGCCCAGATCGTTGAGCAGCGGAACCTTGACCGACTCACCGCTCGTTGACTTGAAGCGATAGACCAGATCGAGGATGCTACCAGCCGACTTCTGCGCGATCTTCGGATCGGTGACGCCCACAGGAATCATGACTCCGCCATCAGCAGCGATGGTCAGTTCACGACTCTCGAAACGCTCACCCTTCATGTAGCTGCGAAGAGCTGTGCTGGTGGCCTTCCGACGATCCTCATAAGAGCGAGTCTCGGGCTCAACCACTGCGGCACTGACTGCACCCTGAGGCACCTTGCCGGGAACGCTGCGCATTTCCGCTTCGGCATTTTCGAACTGGATCATCCGCTCAACATCGCCCTTGAGCGTGTTGGCATCCGCCAACATCTTGTCGACATTGGTGCGCTGTTCCGTGGTTACGTCGGCGAGGCTCATGATCGCGTGAGCGTCGAACATCAGCTTGCTGCGCTTGTCCAACATTTCCTGCTTGGTCATTGTGGTACTTCCTTGTGGTGCAGATTTTTGGGGCGTGTGCAGGACAACCAGGGCAGCAGGCCGGGGCTTCGCAGCAGCATGACAGACGGGTGCGAGTGAACGCGGCCGGCAAGCGGCGCATCCGTCATGCGTGGAACTAAACTTGGGCTACTCCGCGAAAGCTAAGCGGATAGAGAGTCTGCGATTCGCATCAGCGTTCCGGATGGAGCGGGCTTCAGCGCAAGAGCAGTTTTCGTCATCGCAGTCTGCATCGCTGCAAATTCCGCAGTCCCCGCCGACACACTGGGCGCAATCGCATTCACAGGCGTCAGCATCACGCTTGACCAACTTCGAACGGAGTTCGACGGGACAGGATCTGACGGACACCTGCGACGTGGGGTACGCCGGGAAGCTGACGGCGGAGATTTCATAGAGGTCAACGGAGAGCAGTGTGCGAACGACGTTGCCGGCTGCGTCCGCCAGCCACTTGTCTTCAATCGTGCAGAACCCGAAGCTGTTCGCATCCAGGTCACCGCGCTCAACCGACGCGACCAGGTCATTGGCCTGAGTCGTCTTCGGGAGCGTGCAGGTGAAGCGCAAGCCCTCAGGTGAATCCGTCAAGGTGAGCGTCTTCGACTTCGTGCGGCCAAGGAGATTGGAAACGTCATGATCGCGCAGCATGAGAACGTCGCTGCCGGGTGCGAGAGCGCCAGCGAATGCAGAAGGCGCGATCAACTCGGTGAAGCCACCAAGATCGAGGCTCTGCGAGTTGTAAGGCACGAGGCCAGACAGCGTACGTGTGCCGTCATCCGCCGTGGCGATCCGGAACTCACTCGTGGGCAGGGTGCGTACTTCACGTTCGCCGGATTTAGGCTGCTTGATCATCGAGGTCCTCTTCAGGGGCTGCTAGTTCTAACACTGCTTTGGCCGCGGCTGTGTCCCGCGAGACATTGACGTGAATGGCCCGGAGTGCTTTCACGAACTCTGTGTTGGCATAGGCGGCGACTTCACCCGGCGGGATCACAGCAGGCCACTTTGCGGCCCGCTTCTCCATCGCCTTGAGTGCATCGTTGATGGCGTCGTCTGCAACGTCCCCGGCCGGGTCCGGAAGTGCGCCAATCTTGCCCATTGCGGCATCTGCAATCGACCGGAGAACAGGCCGGAATAGGGTCGAAAGGGTGTCGTAATCACGCTTATTGCGGGTTAAGAGCCGTCCGAACGAGTCCGAATAGATGTTGATGTAGCCTGTCGTGTACTGGCCCAGCATGGACCGCTCTGCAGGTGTCGGCAATGCAGCATCGATGGGTTGATCTTGAAGGCTCTCAGTGTCGAGTAGTCTGTCACTGTTTTGGAAATTTACGGCCGTGATGTAGACATCACAGGATGCAGGGCCTGGGTTCTCTCCCAGCTTGCGGAGTACGTCATTTGCTGTGTACCATCCGCCGATTCGACCGGCCTGGTACGCCTCGTTCTGTGACTTCAGATCGGTGCGCAGAATTCCTGATGGATCAAAGCTGGTGTAGAACTTGCCGGCCTTACGTCCGACCACGGGGCAGAGCTTGCGATTGAACTCGGCTTCGAGCTTGCGCAGGTACGGAGCCAGGGCGATGATCAGGAACTGGAGCATCAACTGCTCAGAGTTCGTGCCGCTCAAGCGTGACGTGTCTCCTACGAGGTGGGGACTGATGCGCCACATGGCCGCGATGTCCGCACGGGTGAATGCGCGGGTCGCGAGGAACTGTGCCTCGTCCGGAGTGAGCGAATTCGACTGCCAACTCCAGTCTCCGTACATGAACTGCGTCTTACCTGAGTTCGTTCCACCAGCCGATTCCTGGAATGTCTCCTTGAAGTTCGCCCTTGCCTTGTCAGCGATGGCTGAACCTGTCTTATTGACCCAGGCGCCGGAACCTCTGGTGCCATTCGCGAACAGTCGTGAGCCATGCTTCAATGAAGCCTTTGCGAGACCCAGCGACTCTCTGGCCATGAGGATTGGGGACATTCCCCGGCGACCTTCGAGGCCAAACAACGGGACGTGAATCACGTCGACGGCCGGGACGATTCGATGAGAGCCCAGAGGCTCACCATCAGAGGTTTTGTACGCAAGCACCTTCGACGGCAGACGGACCGGTTCTGTCTTCAGGGGGTTCAATGGCCATAGGGCCACCGGCTGCTTCAGCGGGTTGCGTTCGATCTGGGCATAGCAATTTCCAAGGGCCAAACAACCGACCATCGTTTCCACGAAGGTCGTGCTCGTCATTTCAGGGTTGGGCTCTACGGCCAGCAGATAGTGGAGGTCAGAGTTCAGAGCTTCGATGTGACCCGCGTCGGTGCGTTCCATGAGCCGGAGCGGCATTGATCCGGCCATGCTCGCGAGCAGAGTAATGCACTGGTACACGGTCGTGATCTGAAGACTGTTCGCCTCATTGATGGTCTCGCCGGCCGTCGTAGGCTCTCCGCCGACAAGCCACTCCCAGACCGCTGGGCTGTTGATCGGGACCGCTGGATTGTCGAGCGGAGAACCGCCGCGAAGCTCCAACGAGATCAGATCGGATTTGCTGCCGAATAGGGCCATGTGTAAGGTCTCTGTCGTACGTGAACTACATTGAGAAACAGCCGATGCCGGAATCGATTGAGATCGGATTGCGAACGGCTTGTGATGTGGCCATTACTGCGGCGACAACCCCATCGACCTTCTTCGCGTTCGAATTCCGCTGCGGCCGGATGGGTCGGCAGTTGCCGTCGTTGTCCGACAGGATGCAGGCGTTGTCGACCATCCAGCGGGCCATCTGATTGCCGTCGTGCTCAAGGCCGTTCGAGACCACTTGAGCCTCAAACTCCTTCGTGCCCTCAGTCAGCGGCGCGTATCGCTGTGCAAGCTCGATCATCAGCACGCCGTCGTCAATGAGTTCGCCGGCCAGCCGCGACATGTGCCAGGGGTCGAATGCAACTTGCCGCAGGTCGAAGTCGGCTTGCCACTTCCGCACGTCTGCGCGGACAACGGTCTGGTCGGTGATCGCGCCGTCTGTAGCGATCAGCAGGCCAGCCTTGACCCACTCCTCCCAACGGAGGTCCCCGGCCTGCTTGTAGCGGTCCACTGTGTCAGCAGGCAAATAGAAGCGCCAGAGGTATCGCCATTTCTCACCCTCGTTAATGGGCGGGAAGCATAAGCAGCCTGCGGTGAGATCGAGCTTTTCAGCGAGATCGATTCCGCCGAATGCCGGCCGGCCGAGCATGTCTTCATAAGTGAATGCAGCCTTGCACTTGTCCCAGTCTTCGAGCTTCAACCACCGCTTGCCCTGTGAGGTCCAGCGGCACAGGCACTTCACCAGGAAATTGTTCATCGCGCCGGCGGAGCGAGAAGCCCTGGATGCTTTCTCCCTCAGATCAGGGAGCAGGGTCGGGATATATCGAATGTTGGGGTTCGCCTTCTCCCAGCATGTCTCGTCTGCATACTTGTCACCGTCATCGAGGCAAGCGATGAATGCAAACCACTGATCGTTATCCACGACACCGTTCAGGATGTCGATCACGAACGAGCGCAGTTCAAAGCAGATGCCGGCCTGGTTGAACCCGGCCGTCGTAATGATCCAGATCAGTGGCTGGCTTCGTGAGCCGGTCGCGGTGTCGATGAGTTCCCACACATCGGCGTTCGGGTGCGCGTGCAGTTCATCGACTACGGCGCATGAGATGTTGAGCCCGTCCATCCCCTTGCTGTCGGATGACAGCGGAATGAAGGTGCTCTCTGTGCTCGGCACCGCGAGCGAAGACCGGTAAATCTTGATCGCCTTGAGAAGCTCCGGACTCGCTTTCACCATCTTGCGTGCTGCGTTCCAGACGATCTTGGACTGGTCCAGCTTTGTTGCGGCTGAATAGACCTGACCGGATGGCTCCCCGTCCAGAAGCAGCATGAACAGCGCCACGGCCGCGAGCCATGTGCTCTTTCCGTTCTTACGGCCAACCTCGACATACACGCGGCGAAACCGCCGCATGTTATCGCTGGCTTGTTTCCAGCCGAACACGACGTAAGTGCAGAAGGCTTGCCAGGGCGACAGCATGAAGGGCTGGCCGGCGAAGTCACCTTCAGAATGTCTGAACAACTCGAAGCAGGAACAGACCCACAGAGCTTCTTCACGGTCGAAGTAGAAGCCGCGCTCACCCGCCGTTTGTAGGTCGGCTAAGTGGCGCTCTACGGCCTTGCGAACGTAACTCGAAACGACGATCCTGTTATGCAGAACGTCATCGATGAACCCCTCAGCCGGATGCCGAGGCTGGTTTGCCTGCATTCCGGATTCTGTTGCGGTCATTGAGGAGCTTTCCTAACGCGCCGCCCATCTCACCCGGTGCACCGTCTGCGCTGATCTTCGAGCGGCTGGCCGGAGTCATCCCGAACTCGATCAGGAACTTGCGCATCTGGTCCGTGGCCGTGTTCGAAATCCCTACGTAGGGGTTCTGAATAGGAAAGCCGCTCTTCGGCGACTTGATCACCAGGCCGAACTTCTGAAGGCTGTCCTCTGCTGAAACCCAGCGCGACCAGACGCAGCAGTACGCGGCCAGTGCTGCTCGGTCAACGGAGGTCAGCAGGCCGAGGGTAATGAGTTCTCCGGAGATGCGTTTCCATTCGGCCTTCGCTGCTTTGTCCAGGTGTGCTGGGCACTTCGGTATCCCGGCCGGCTTGGGCTCTGAGCGGTTAAGAGGCCGCTTGCCGGGGTTACCTTCAAGCAGTTTCAGGGCTGTCGGTTTGGGTCTGCGTCCGGCCATGCGGCATCAATTCTGGAGCGAGCGGGTCGGATTCGTCCGCCGACTGATGAGGGGTACTCACCGCGTCCGTTTTCACTCGCGTGGGGTAAGGCTTTTTCAACTTCGTGATCTGCGTGCGGATGGCGTCATCCAGGGGCATCAGGTATGTGTGTTTCCGTGACGGGTCCGTGTTGGTTGCGTCCAGCCCGAACTTATCTCGTAGAACAGACACTTCGGTGGTTCCGTATGCAGAGGAGACGGTCCGCTTGTGCACCGCTTTGCCGTTGATGAGGAGATGACGGTTTGCAGTCCCAAGCCCGACGTACACCCAATTCCCAGCCTGGTAGATGCCGCCGTGATGCCCTTGTTGCGGGTCAGCATAGGAGACAATCAACCGGAGGCCGGGAGACTGCTTACGGAGAAACCTGATCGCGATAGCAGCGATCCTTGAGACCGGTGCCTTATGGCCGCGTAGAGCGATGCGGACTAGCTCCGCCGTCTCGGTCTGAGTTAAGCCGTATGGGCTGCCGATGTGGTTGTTCGCGCCGTGGGCGAACAACACGCAACCGATGTACTGGCCGTCTTCCCACACGCCGATCTTGACGAGCTTTCCGGGTGGGGTCGAATGAGAGTAGTGCCAGTGTGTAACGGCGAACTTGGCCGCTTCGAAGGATGCCCAGTCGAGATGGAGTCCTTTACTTGGGACTGAACTTGTGATGGCAGTTGGGACATTCGATGGGGCTTTTCTCATCTAGCTTGCCTTGCTCTCCCTCAGTACCTGGTGCGAAGTCCGGCTCGGTGATGCCAAGCTCTTTCAACTCGTTCACATCGAAGTAAGGCAGCAAGTCGATCTCTCCGGACAACTCTCGGAGAATGTCAGGGTCCCATTCGAGGCCAAGTTCGGCGGTGCGGTTGTCTGCCACGGCCAGCGCTTTTGCTCTGGGGTCCGTCTCCAGGTCCAGGTCGGTGCGTTGAACGGCAACGATCTTGGTGCCGTCAGAAGGAACGATGATCACCTCGTCCAGTCCGGCCGCGACCGCATTGGCCACCGTTTTGTTGCCGGCGATGATGCGGCCCTTGGAGTCAATCAAGATGCTGCGGCCAGTGCCGAAGTCCCTGAGAGACCGCTTGACGGCCTCAGAGCCGCGCTTGGTGCCTTTATTCGCGTTCCTGCTGTCGGCGATGAGGTCGGAAATCTTCATTAATGATGAAATACCCCGACCGTTCATTTCGCGGTTTCGTGTAGATGACGCCCGTGGTCTATAGCCGAGGTCGTCAAAATGTTTCAGAGGGGCCTATCCCCTGGGTGAAACTCGGGGGTGTCCTCAAAGAGTGTCCGTGCATACCTATTCGCCGCGCCGCGTGCGCTCGTCATGATGGTCTGAACAGAGCGCCATCAGGTTGCCGGCGTCGTACTTCAGGCCCGGTGCGAACCGTAGCTTGTTGATGTGGTGCACGTCCGTAGCCAGGGTCACGATGCCACGCTTCTCACAGTCAACACAGAGAGGATGTAGCCGGAGGTATGCAAGCCTGAATCGCTGCCACTCATAGGTGTAACCCCTGCTATTGGCCGTGCCACGAAACCCAAACGTGGAGGCCGCGCCCTTGTGTGCATCGCAATACCCGGAGGCGACTAAGCCGGGGCAGAGCGGATATGGACAAGGGCGCAACGGCTTTGAAGGCATCTACGCCTTGGCAGCGGCATCAAGCAGCTTGTATTCAACCAGAGCCAGCGGAAGGAACGTTGACTTGAAGTAAGTGAAAAACGACACAATGTCTGTGACTTCCGCAACGTCTGCCGGCACGTTCAAGCCATCGCTGGCAACAAGCGCAGCACCATTGCTGACGGCAAGCTCACCGGCCTTGATGAGGTTGAGCACAGCAGCCTTGATCGGTGTTGCATCCACGAATGCGGCGTCGATCAGCTTGATCAGTTGGACGCTCTTCTCGAACGGCTTTTCAATGTCCTGGATGATGGTTTCGATGGTCATGATGTAGCTCCTCAGATCAGATGTGTGCCCGCTGGTGACGCGTTGATAGCGTCACTCGGCCGCGGGCTTGGTAAGGTTTGCCGGTTGGAGCAGTTATGCTCCTCTGGTGTTGGTCATACAGACCGCCCGGTCTGCCGGCTGGACCGTAACTCTTGAAACTTTGCATGTGTGCGCTTCCTGCTCCTCTTGCACGAAATCAAGCAGGTCGATGGGTGACTTGTGTATTCGCATCGGAATTTCGATCTGATCTCGACAGCCACTGCAATGGAGCGAGTGCAAGCCGATCTGGAGACGAGCCATATTTCACCCTACACATACACAGACGCAGATACAGAATGGAATCCCCGGCACTTGTCACGAATGCGGTCGAATCGATTGCGAACGGCCTTGAGCGTGAGTCCCGTCCCATCTGCGATGTCACGCAGGTCATCGCCGTCGAGCAACGCACGCACGAGGTCAGCCTGTGCAGGTGTGAGCGGCACATGCAGAGAGTCGTATGCGTAGAACGGCTCATCATGGCCGTCACTGCATTGCGTCTCCTGTGCCGGCATCTCGACGATAGTGGCGTTAGCCAGCATCGACCGTTCATGTCGGATCTTGTCTGTGATCAAGTTGAGAGTGAGTCTACGCAGCCAGGTGGTATAGCTCGATCTGCCTTCGAAGCCGGCAATGCATTGCCACACCTTGACGAGAACCTCCTGGGTGAGGTCCTGGGCGTCACCAGGACGCTTCTGCCGGGCGATGTGCTCTATGAACGGCTGAGAGAGCAACAGCAAGCCTTCCAGGCTCATGGCACCAGCCTGAAAGAGAAGGTATGAGGCGTGAAGTGAGTTCGGAGTCACGCGGCCAACTCTTCAACGCGGATGAGGCTCTGCCAAGCGAGACACGGCCGCCAAGCGGCGATGATGGCACGCGCAACGGGGCTGCGCTCTACGTAAGCCTGCGAGACGCGTGCATCGGGACGCAGCGATTGAGCGCAGGGCAGCTTTTTGAATGGGGCGTGTGCTGCGTCGCTGAAATTCCGCCAATGCGGTTTGAGCTGCGCGGCCGTAGTGCGCTTCTTATGATCTGTCAACTTCCGTGCTGTCATGTTTTGAGCCTCCGGAGGTGAACTGCCTCCGTAGCTCAATCAGGAAGTCGAGTTGTTGAAAAGGGGTCATGCCGCCCGCTTCTCAGCACGTTCAGCAAACTCCCAATTGAACCGGCCGGGCACCAAGCAGGAGCACATCCGCTGCGTCTGTAGCATCATCGCGGCCGGGTACCGGGGATCTGGATCATCTTCACAGGTGCTGCCCACACCGGCGCACAGCTTGCAATCAGGATCAGGCACCTGCTCACGGTCGAAGGCGTTGGCAGGGTATTCGTAGTGAGGGGTCTCGATCTCCATCTGCCTTTGCATCAACGGCAGCGCCGTCGCCAGGCGGACGTGACTGCTAATATCCGCATGGCGCGACTGCCAGTAAGGGCTGGTTGACTTCACCGTGTGCCAGTAGACAACATCTCTGGCGATCAAGGTGGTGAAGTTGCCGACGCCGGTCTCTTCATCCAGGGCCATCACATAGCTGAGGGCGTCCCAGGGGTGCTGCTTGTCGGGTTTCAGGGATGCGGGCTCTGCAGATTCCTGTGAAGAAGACAACACAGCCGGGTCCTGATCAGTTGCTGTTGTTGTTACTGCTACTGGTTCTGTTACTGTTGCTCGCTCGACCTCGCTCTTGGATGCCCCTTCGAAGCCCCTTACCATGCCCCTTCGAAGGGGCATCGGAACCCGCATATCCAGGGCCTTTCGTACATCCTGAAGGTTAAATGCCTCTTCATACGCATCCAAGAACGCTCCGATGAACGGAGAACTCAGGAAAGTCATCAGGTGCGTCCGGATCATGAACACGCGTTTGTCTCCGGCGCTCAGTTTCTTCCCAAGCTGAAAGCGGGCCATGTTGGGGATGAACACGACTTTGGAATCAGCATCGTAGTGTGCGAACCCAATCTTCTCCAGGTTGCGCATGTCGCTCAGCACCTGGTTAAGCGCCGCGGCCGGGTCCATCGTGAGCCCGAGATGCTCAATCACGGCACTCAGCGGCAGTTTGTACAGCCCCGTCATGTGCGAGGTGGGCGCGGTAAGCAGGTACATCGCCGTCAATTGAGCATCACGGCCAAGCGCCCCGAGCGCCAGACCGGTCTCACCATCCCAGAATTCCGAGAACACCACTCTATATCCAGACATCGTGAACGCCCTCTCCAACTACTTGTTGTGGTTCTGCTTCTTATTCGCCCGCTTCTCCCGAGCAGCCTGGGCAGCCTGTGACTGTGCAACAGACCGCGCCACATTCGCATTGATCTCGGCCTGCGTGTTCTGCCGCACGCGCCTTGTCACCGGATCGACGAACAGGTCGACGGGGTCAAACCCTTTGCCTGACCTCGGTGGCTTCGGACATGAGATGATCATCCCGTTCGCCTTCTTGATCTCACCGTGGTAGAAACAGCCGATGACACAGTCCATTCCTTGACTGGCGGATGAGTAGTACTCGACCGCATTGCAGTCCGCAAAGGTGCCATATTCATCGCCGTCCAGGGCCTTCGCGGCCTCGAAGCCGCTGCGGTTGCTCTGCAGTGGCGTGAGGATCACCAGTTTCTCGTTGATGCTCAGCGCCTGCAACGTCTCGAAGTCGCGCTTGTGCGCGTCCTGCTCACTCTCACCCCGCTGCTTCTGAACCTTCAAGTGCGCGACATAATCGACGGCGAGGACCGAGTAACCCTTCCGCTCCCGGTGCGTTTCGTAGTGCTCAAGAATCTCTGCAAGCGACTCGGCCTTGATCACCTCAATCGAGCCAGGCAGACTTTTCCAAGCCTCGATTGCCGCGTCTTTGGCTGTCTGTTCCTCGATGCCGATGTTCTGGTTGCAAGCCCAATCAAGCAGCGACGGCAGGTTGGGGATCTTGCTGTCGAAGGCATGGCACCAGATCAAATGAGACATCGCAGCTTCTGGGCTTTCTTCGCGTGGACAGAGCAGAATGTTCGCCCCCTGGCGAACAAAACTCAGGATCAATGACTTGAGGAAGGTCGATTTCCCAGAGCCCAGATAGCCCAGAACGCCGATGTACTTTGTAAATTCCGGTCCGATCACCATGCCGGCGTCGATCTCTTTAATGCCTGTGAGCAACCGTGCTCCGAGCTTTGGCCGCAGCATCTCATCGAGGCCCGCACTGACAGCGTCGAGGTTCGCGGTCACGTCCCCTTGCAGCACCTTTGCGCCCGATCTGACGAAAGGATCGGCGGCGATCTTTCTTGCCAGATAGATCCTCGCCTGGTCCGGCAATGCCATTCCGACCAAATCCTTGATGTCCGGGTCTGTGGATTCAACCTCCGCTGGGCTGGCGCCGCTCGCCATGTTGGTCGCCCTCCTGTGATGGTCGACGTGATATTCCTGCCTGGCCGCATCGAGCAACGCCTGGATGATCACTTCGAGGTCCGTGCTCTTTTTGTACGGCTGCATCTCGGCCGTCGTCCACATTGCCACTTCGGCCTGGAGTGCTGAGAGACTCGCATCTCTCGAACCAGCGCGACCACCCAGGCCGGTGTTCACCGTAAACCACTCGACAACGGCTTCGACGGATTCAGGGTGCCGCTTGTTCTCATCAAGGAATGCCAGTCCCCAGCGGGTCAGGTGCCACCAACCATCCTCGTTGTTCATGTGCGCCAGGGCTGTATTGATCCGCCTGCGATAGTCGCGCAGAAGGTCGTTGTGGGTGCCCTCCGTTAGGGCGAAGAGAATTGGCAACAGAAGGAACTCCGGTGCCGGAATCGTTGCAGCATTTTTGTATTTCGTGTCAATCATTTACTTACCCTCCCAGGGGTCGTGCGATTCAAGGATCGCGTCGGCATACGATGTTTCGGTGGATAAAACCCAGCCCAGCTCATGACCGGAGAGCAGCGTGCCGGCCGCCCACTGTGGCGGCTCTTGTGACGGCTGATAGTTGATCTGATAAATGCTCATCACCCCGCCGCCGGTCACGGGGCAAGGGATCTGTCTGAGATCGACAAACCCGAGTCGGGTTAGGTTCTTTATCCACTTCTGCGCCACGCCGCGATCCATGCCCGCGATCAGTCGAATCGCTCTAAGGGTGCCCTGGCCGCGATCCAACAAAGCCAGGGAAGCCAGAACCAATCGCTCAGATGGCGTCAACGCGCTGCGCCGGAGAATGTCCCGGTGGATCTCCTTCTCCGTCTCGACATGCGCGAACTCGTCTACCGGTACGGCCGCGGCCGTCACCGTGCCACCATCGGTTCCGCGGTCATGCTGAATTGGTCGGCAAGGCGCTCCAGGCCAAGGTTGATATCCGGGCTGATCATCCAACCCGGTCGGACCAGCAGGGCACCCGGCCGGGTTGCGACCTGGGTGCGGACGACCAGTCCGGCCCGTTCGAGCCAGGCCAGGCGCACGACCGCGTAGCTCTGATTTACCTCACCTGCCTCAGCCAGTCTGGCAGCAGTCAGCGGACCTGCATCGGCCAAGAGAGTCAGGAACCTGAGATCAGCCCTGGGCAAAACCAGGCTGGCCGTTAAAGCGTGCTGTACGTGTACATCCAT